GTCATGCTTTCGGGCTTTGGTACTGCCCCTGTGAAATCAGAAGGCGGCGCAATCTCATTCGATTCCGCGCAGGAGACATACACTGCACGATATTCGCACGAGACAATAGCGTTGGCTTTTTCAATCACCGAGGAAGCTATCGAAGATAATCTCTATGACAAGTTGGCTGCACGGTACACTCGTGCGCTGGCACGTTCTATGTCACAAACCAAGCAGATCCGTGCGGCTAGCGTACTGAACAATGCGTTCAGCACCGGTAGCCCAATCGGTGACGGTTCGGCTTTGTGTGCATCGGACCATCCGTCTATTTCGGGTGATCAATCCAACGTTCTGGCAGTTGCCTCCGATCTTAATGAAACGTCTCTTGAGCAGATGTTGATTGATATCGCAGGGTTTACTGACGAGCGTGGATTGAAGATTGCTGTTCGCGGAATGAAATTGATCATTCCAAAAGAATTGCAGTTTATTGCAGAACGAGTTCTGAACTCAGCACTGCGCCCCGGCACTGCCGACAATGACACTAACGCACTAAAGTCCATGGGCATGCTGCCCGAAGGAGCGGTTGTAAACCACTTCTTGACAGACACAGACGCGTTCTTCGTCAAGACAGACGCACCAAACGGCTTCAAGCTGTTTCAAAGAACCCCCATCAAAACTGCGATGGAAGGTGACTTTGATACGGGTAACATGCGCTTTAAAGCTCGTGAACGTTACTCGTTTGGCGTATCTGATTGGAGATCCGTTATCGGAACTCCCGGCGCATAAGTTTGTAAAAACTTGTGAAAAAGAAGGGGCACATTGTTGCCCCTTTCTTTTTTGTGTATATTCAAACAATCCCTGACAGGCGCATCCCGTGCCTGACACTAGCCAAGACAGGAGATACCCATGGCTAATACGACGTTCAGCGGCCCAGTCCGTTCCGAAGGCGGCTTTCAAGTTGTTTCTAAAAATGCAACAACCGGCGCTATTACAACGGTAGCGAACACAGCTTCAACAGGTATTGTTACAAACAAATATGTGAAACACGTTGGTTTCGCTACAGGTGTAACTGTAAACACCACCGCAGGTGACAGCCCATCTATTGGTGAGTTTACCCAGCCTGCAAACACGATAATTACTGACATTAAAATTTTCTGTGACACCTCGCCAGTTATTGGTACGGGTGACATTGGTTATGAAGTTGGTACTTCTAGTTCTGGCGCACAGATTGTTGCGGCAGTGACTGATGAGATCCTTGACGGCGGAACGACTGTTGTTGAGCACAACGTGACGACAACAACACTTGTGACTCAGACTCAAAGCGGCACTACGGCCCCCGCTTCTGTTCAGTATACTTCTGCTGCCAGAACCATCTTCTGCAACATCACCAACACTGTTGATGCAACGACTGCTGGGTCCTTCACGTTCATTATTGAATACGTGCAGATCGCGTAATAGGAGAACGTTATGTCTGGAGCTTCTGATGTAATTGCGGTCACCATTACCGCAGACACTCTGGCGGCGGATGACGACGGCATTTCTGCGGACGCTGCCGTAGGCAATAACGCAGCCCTAACTATCGGCGGAGCTTTGGCTGACGGCGGATCTGTAACGTTGAGCAATGCTCGTAAGGTCACTATCACTTCGGCGGGAGATGATGATGAAATATCTTTCACCATCGTCGGCACCGATATAAACAGTACCGCGCAGACAGAGTCTCTTACTGGCGCAAACGCAGGCGTTGCCACTAGTTCAAAGTTTTTTCTGACGATCACTTCTATTACAGCGGTCGGTGACCCAGCGGGCAATGTAAAAGCCGGTATCAGTGCGGATTCTTCAAGCACCGTGTTTTCTGGTAGATCTCGTTTGAAAGGAGCTTTTCTTACTAGCACCGGGACGGCTGGAACTATTGATTTTATTAATACCTCCACCGCTGGAACGAGTCTGATGAAGATCAGTTCTGTCGCCTCTGCGACTGCAACGCGTGACGTAGTGATCCCAGAAAACGGCATCTTGTTTACGGATGGGATTTATCTGCAATACACCGTGTCTTCTTTTTTAACCCTGACAGTTTTCCATGCTTAGGTATAAGGAACTTTTGAATGGCAACAACCAAGGACGCTAAAAGACTTCCATCTGGTCGCATAAAATATCGGGGCGAGACGTTTGCTGGTTTTAACAAGCCAAAAAGGACGCCGGGTAAAGCCAAAAAAAGTGCTGTTCTTGCTAAAAAAGGTAGTGAAATCAAACTGGTTAGGTTTGGTGATCCGAAGATGTCGATCAAGAAAGATCAGCCCGGCAGACGGGCTAATTTTCGAGCTAGGCACAAGTGTGATACGGCGAAAGATAAATTCTCCGCAAGATATTGGTCTTGTAAGGCGTGGTGATTATGCGAGCTAGTATGCCAAAAGGGCTTAGTTACTACCGAAAAGGTGGTGCAGCGTCCAAAAAAAGCAAAGGCAGTAAGATTTGCCCGGAAGGTAAAGCTTGGGCAAAGCGCACGTTTGATACTTACCCGTCCGCTTACGCCAACCTCGCTGCAAGTAAGTATTGCAAAGATCCCAATTACGCCAAAAAGTCTAAAGGCGGCAAACGAAAAGGTCGCTGATGGGTGAGTTAAAGAAATGGGTCAAACAAAACTGGGTTCGTATCGACAGCGAAGGCAACATTGTCGGCAAATGCGGCACGTCTCCGGATAAGAAAAACCCAGATCGCTGTTTGCCTGAGTCAAAGGCACGATCTTTGAGTAAGGCAGAGAGAGCCGCGACTGCACGCAAGAAGAAAAAAGAAGGCAAAAAAGGCAAAACGGTTGTCAAAAACACTGAGCGTGCAACGGTTAAGAACATGAATGCGGGCGGTGAAGTCCGACAAGAAATTGCTAGAGGGTGCGGGGCTGTACTAGAGAACCGCAGAAAGAAAACTAAGTACCTGTGAGGTATATATGTCTGTCGTAAATCTGGGCAACGGTGCCCCAAAAAAGAAAACAGCTAAGAAAAAAGCCACTAAGAAAGCGCCTGCGATGAAGTCCAAAGCAATGAAAGCTGGCGGAGTCGCTATGAAATCTAAAGGCGGAGCCATGGGCGGTAAAAAAGAAATGATGCCCGGCGGTATGCAATACGGCGGAGAAGCCGGTAAAAAGATGAAGCCTAAAGGTATGCGCATGGGCGGAGCCATGAAGTCTAAAGGTATGAAAAACGGCGGTAAAAAAATGCCGGGTAAATTCAAGAAAGGTGGTGCGGCTTCTAAGTAATATATGTCATACCTTCAATCTAACATTCCGCACTTTAAGTGCTGGGTGAGAAAAGAATTTACGCATAATCACGAGGGATACCACGGCGAGTTTTTACACGCCATGGCTATAGGCGTTACAACAATGCCTTGCAGATGTCTGAGTTTTCAGATGATTTTTACGGGCATAGAGGCAGAAGGTGAAGAAGAAGACACCGTACACGGAGGGGCGATGTGGGCAAGAATGCCAATCACCGCTCTTGTTGCGGACATACCGCTGGAAGAATGGCCCACACCGATGGCGGTACATGACGCCCAGCCTTGGGATTGCTCTTCTCACTATCATGCTGTTTATGTCTTAGATCGTGCAACGCCCTGTCCTTGGATGGCAAAAATTGCAGGAGAAATGTATCCAGCAAAATACCTTTTCACGGTAGACTATACTGAGAGTGAAATTGCAGATGATCCGGCGCAACATAAGCAAAGCCATGTGTTGCAACTTTTAGACGCGGGGGAGTGGACAGGTAACATCGTTGCATTACCAAACAACAGGGTTCGCGTAACGCACCCCGCGTGGTTTGAAACGGGTACAGGCGCTCCAGATTTTAAGCCTTCGGCTCACATACATTACTCGAAGTCTGATTTAGACTATGTGTTAGATGTGAACCGTGTATTCGATAACCTATACAATGACAACGAGTAACAGCAAAAATTTTGAGATTGATGTAGCTGAGTACATAGAAGAGGCTTTTGAGCGTTGTGGCTTAGAGGTCAGGACCGGGTACGACTTAAAAACCGCAAAGCGATCTTTGAATTTGTTGTTTGCTGATTGGGCTAACAGAGGTCTGAATCAGTGGACTATTGCACAAACGTCCATCACGGTTGCGTCAGGTATTAGCGAATATCCGGCAGGAACGCTAACGCTTTCGGTTGCAGCGTCCGGCAGTTTTTCTGTAGGAGAGACGATCACTGGCGGCACAAGCGGTGCCACTGCTTCCGTAACGAGTAAACCCTCCACCACTTCGTTTGCCACCACAATTCCCGTAGGGACGTTTACTAACGGTGAAACAATCACGGGTGGGACGAGTGCGGCAACGACTACCATAGCCGCCGTTCAAGACCTGACTGATGTTCAATCCACCATCGACATACTTTCTTCCGTGGTAACACGAGACGGCACTGATTTTGCGATAGATCGGTTGAGCAGATCTGAGTTTTTGAACATTCCTACAAAGACACAGACCGGGAGGCCCAATCAATTTTTCTTAGATCGACAGATTACCCCTGTTTTGAAAATATGGCCCGTCCCAGAAAACAATACGGACATTGTCAAGTTCAACAGGCTCACTCGTATTGATGATGCCGACACGTTTATTAACACTGTGGACGTGCCTTTTCGGTTTTACCCCTGTTTAGCCGCAGGATTAGCCTACTACCTATCTATGAAGAAAAATCCTCAGATGATGGGGATGCTTAAATCGGTGTATGAAGAAGAAATGATTAGAGCCATGGAAGAAGATCGTGACAGGGCTTCTTTCAAGATAAGCCCCCCTGCTTATAGATACGGAGTGTAGCCATGGCATTTGCTTCAGGAAAAAACGCATACGGCATTTCTGACCGGTCTGGCTTTCGTTACAAACTAAACCGAATGCGTAAAGAGTGGAACGGCAGCTTGGTAGGCTTTGATGAATTCGAGCCGAAGCAGCCACAATTATTGCCGCTTCCGCGCGTAGACGATCCGCAAGCTTTGAAAAACCCTCGACCGGATAGAATAGAGCCTATGGTCGTTTCGATAGGAGTTCCAGTGGTCGGTATTGACCCTTTTGTTCCTGTAAAGGCTTCTGGACAAATTGGTGAGGTTACGGTGGTGACGACATGAGTTTTACCTTAGCTACATTGAAATCCACGGTCCAAGACTACTGCGAAACTGCGGAAACAACCTTTGTCGCGGATTTACCTACGTTTATAAAAGAAGCGGAAGAGCGAATCTTAAAAAACGTAGAGCTACCTTTTTTTAGAAAAAACGTTACAGGTGCGGCCACTACGGGTAATCCTTACCTTTCCACGCCTAGTGATTTTCTTGCTTCGTATAGTTTAGCGTTACAAAAAGACAGCGAGTATGCGTATTTGTTACTCAAGCAGGTATCTTTTATTCGATCTTATACGCCGAACGCATCTACCACGAGTACCCCTAAATACTATGGGTTGTTTGACGAGAACACGTTTATTTTAGGTCCGTCGCCCGATGCTAACTATACGTTTGAACTCCATTACAAGTTTAGACCTGAATCTTTAACGGCGGGCGCAGAAACAGGCACCACTTGGCTTTCGGATAACGCTCCAGATGCGCTGTTGTATGGAACTTTGGTAGAAGCTGCGACTTTTTTAAAGGTTCCCGAAGAGGTTGGGCAATATGAGCAACGTTTTTCTTTAGCAGTTGCCGCTTTGAAAGCATTAGGCGAAGGTTATGGCGCTCGTGACGAATACCGATATGACATAAACGCAGGTGCTTGATGTCTTTTTTTGATGCATCTCAAGCAAATGTTGGCGAGGTTCTCGTAACCACCACTCAAGACAAAGGACATGATCCAGAGTTTTGGGCAAAGGTTGTTTCAGATAGAATTGTTAGCGTTGGTGGGAATTGTCATCCTTTGATTGCCCAACAAGCGGAAGCTTTCAAGCAGTCCGTGGAAACAACGGTAAGTTTTTACATTAAAGAAGCAATCAAGAGCGATAGAACAACGTTGATTGCCGAACTAGAACGTCAAGGCCATGGAGACATGGCTAATATAATCAGGAGTCTGTAATGGCGATAACGACAGCGATGTGTACTACCTTCAAAAAAGAGCTTTTAGAAGCAGTGCATAATTTTAAAAACTCTGGAGGTAGTACATTTAATTTGGCGTTGTACACAAGTTCAGCAAGTCTAGGAGCAGGAACGACTGCTTACACAACGTCAAACGAAACATCTGGTACGGGCTACACTGCTAAAGGTGCGGCACTGACTCGCGTTGATCCTAGCAACGACGGAACCACTGCAATCACAGATTTTGCAAACTTGACGTTTAGCTCTAGCAGCATTACGGCAAGAGGCGCGTTGATTTTTAATGATTCGGCATCTGGCGACCCTGCTGTATGTGCGTTAGATTTTGGTGGTGATAAAACATCTAGTTCAGGTGACTTCACGATCCAGTTCCCAACAGCAGACGCCTCAAATGCAATTATTCGCATCGCATAGCGAGTAATCTGTGTCAGACTTATTTGGATGGGGCAGAGGCACTTGGGGTTCTGGGACATGGGGTGAAGTAACCCCCGTCGCAGTCACAGGTGTTGCAGGTACTGGCGCTGTCGGGACGGCTACTGTTGGACTCGGTCAAACGATTGTCCCAACGGGTGTTGCAGGAACTGGTGCGGTTGGGGCTGTAACGGCTGCAATACCAAAAGTAGTTGAGGTAAGCGGAGTTTCAGCGACCGGAGCAGTAACTACTGCGAATGTTTGGGGCTTAGTAGACACCTCTCAAACACCAAATTGGAAACAAATAGCCTGATGGTTAAGAAAGTAAAAAAAGTTATTAAAGGATTAGAGAAAGCCTCTAAGACTCACAAGAAGCAAGCGGAAACGCTCAAGAAGCATATGGCTTCAATGAAGAAACCCGCCGCTAAACGCCGGAGAAAATAAATGGCAACTTACGTTAACGACCTACGCTTAAAAGAGATTGCCACTGGTGACGAATCAGGTACGTGGGGCACCAGTACAAATACAAATTTAGAGTTAATTGCTGAAGCGTTTTCTTTCGGCACAGAAGCAATCACGACCAATGCGGACACTCACACAACAACCATTGCTGACGGATCTACCGATCCGGGCCGCAGTCTCTTCCTCAAATATACTGGCACCCTTGATAGCACTTGTACGATCACGATAGGGCCGAACACCGTTAGCAAACTATGGTTCATTCAAAATTCAACAAGCGGGTCACAGTCGATCATTATCAGCCAAGGCAGTGGTGCGAATATCACAATCCCTACGGGTCAGACCAAAGCAGTGTACTCTGACGGTGCCGGATCAGGCGCAGCGATAGTTGATGCGTTTCAAGACTTGTCGATTCCTGACCTGTTTGTTGATGATGATTTGACGGTTGGTGATGATTTGCTTTTGTTGTCTGATGCAGCGGCGTTAAAGTTTGGGGCCGACAGCGATGTAACTCTTACTCATGTTGCAGATACTGGGTTATTGCTTAACAGCACAATGGCTATTCAGTTTAACGATGCTTCTCAATTTATTAACGCACCCAGTGCCACAATTTTAGATGTTAATGCGACTGATGAAATTGAGCTTAACGCTACCCTAGTAGACGTAAATGCTAATTTAGATGTATCGGGAACCTATACTGGCGCTGGCTTGATGACTACTGGTGGCAACATAGTGGTGCCCGATGCTGGAAATATCGGGTCTGCTAGTGATACAGATGCTATTGCCATAGGCGCTGATGGCGATGTCACGCTAACCCAAGACTTAGAATTAAAGCACGATGGAGCAATACTATCTTTTGGTGCGGATGATGACACTACTCTCACGCATACGGACGGATCTGGGCTAACGCTGAATTCTACAAACAAGATCATGTTTAATGATGCAAGCCAGTTCATACAAGGCTCTAGCGCAACGGTCTTGGCTTTGGGTGCAACAGACGAAATCGACCTAACGGCTACCGCTGTAGATGTGAACGGAACGATGGACGTTTCTGGTGCATTGACGCAATCAACTGCGGCGGTGAAAGTCGCGGGTGTTGAAACGATTTATGTGCCTGCTGCCGCTATGTACCCCAATAGCACGAACGGCTGCGCGGATTTAACGCAGGTCGAATTGTCTAATGGCCCAGAGATTAAATGTTTAGACTTCGATGCAAGTTCCGATGAGAACGCTCAGTTCACTGTGTGTTTTCCAAAATCGTGGAACGAAGGCACAGTGACATTTCAAGCCTTTTGGACGGTCACAGGCACCAACACAGGTACTGTAGCTTGGGGCTTATCTGGCGTTTGTATTGCGGATGACGCAAGCATCAATACCGCATTTGGCACCAATGTAGTTGCTACAGCAAAAGCCTTCAGCGGAACGTCCAACGATATGACCGTATCGGCAGTATCGGGTGCGGTGACGATTTCTAATGCCGCTGTAGACACGCAAACATATTTTCAAATAATGCGTGATGTCTCAGCTGACAGCCAATCGGGTGATGCTCGTTTGCTGGGGATAAAATTGTTCTTTACTACTGACGCTAAAAACGACTCGTAAGGAGTAACTGATGTCAGGCTTCGGTTATAACGTCAACGGATTTGGTGCTTTCCCTAACCGCCAACCCCCTTACTTAATAGACATCCTAGTAGTGGGTGGCGGAGGCGGCGGGGGTGGTTCTTATATGTGTGGCGGCGGCGGCGGCGCTGGTGGGCTGCAAACTCTCTCTCAAATTAGCCCTGCTCTCAACACTGATTACACGGTGACTGTTGGCGCAGGATCTGCTGGACGACTTAATCTTAACGGTGCTTTAACAGCCTCAGATTCGAGTATATCTGGCACCGGAATAACCACAACTACTGGTAATGGCGGTGGCGGCGGAGGTGCTGAGGATCAAGATAACAGCAACGCAGACGGTGGTTGCGGCGGCGGCGAAGGTGTTAATCAAGACAATTCGGGCAGCGGTGGTACTGGATCGCAGGGTGGAAATGGCGGCGATAGTTATGTGCTTATCACCTCGGGTATAAATGGTGAAAGATCTGGTGGCGGTGGCGGTGGCGACGGAGGAAGCCCAGAAAACGGGTCAGATGGTGCAGCATTCGCAAGCGGTGGCGGCGGTAATGGCGGTAACGGGTCTGCATGGGTAGACGGGGTATCACGCGCTGGTGGCGGGGGTGGTTCTAATGGTAATTATGCTTTTACTACCAATCTTCTCGGCGGTGATGGGGGTTTAGGTGGCGGCGGTGATGGCGGTGCAGCATCTCGAAGTGGTATTAACCGTCATGGAACAAACGCTACTGCAAATACTGGTAGTGGCGGCGGTGCTGGCGCTGATGTCGTCCAATACCAAGCAAACCCCGGTAACGGAGCATCTGGAGTTGTAATTTTGAGGTACGCTGGGTCGCAACGAGGCACAGGGGGTAC